TTTGAAACTCTCTGCTCTCTCATCAATGCTATCAGCATCATAAGGTTCTATCTTATACTTTGTCCCTTTCATTTCGGTAACTGGTCTATAAAGAACTGCCAATATTTTGTGGATGTTATCTGTAACATTTTCAGCTGATAAGAATTCCAAATCCTGCCAAGCCCCCCATGCCAGTTTCTTCCAATTGTTTTCAAATCCATATGTCTTTCCTTCGTAATCAAATGTGAAAATCATATCCTTCGTAACATTCTCAGTTAATCGTTGGAATATAACTTTTTCAACAAACGCAACTTGTTCTTTGTTAGCGTTCTTGATTTCACTTTCAGGTATGTTTAGATACACTGATAATAGTTTGGCGGGGTTAGGATTCTCCAAGAACAGTTTGTTAACTTGAATCCTTTGATATTGTTCAACCGTCATTGTCGGTTCAACTGTGTAAAACTTCTTACCTAATTTAACTTCTATCGTCATAATACTCTATAATTTCCTTGTCGTTTATTTAATGTGCTTTCCAATACATATCTCGCTGCGTCTATCGTATGATTCCATTGGTCGTGGGGAACATCAAGTAGTTTTCCATCTCTGTCCACTTTCCATTTGTAAGATTGAAACTCTTTCAGAATGTTAGGTGATTTGTTAGTAATGAAAACTTTATGTCTTTTAATCTTGTCTATTCCTGATAAGATAGATTTCTTCTCAACAGGTCGTGCGTTGTATCTACCATTTCTTTTTAATTCCTCAATATTCTGTGGTAAAGCACTATCGCACCATATGTGGTCTGTCTTTTCAATGTTTAATTCGTTCATTTTATAGATGATATCACCCATCGTCAAATTTCTTACATAGAGTAATTCATTGAGGTATAGTTCATCATTTCTTTGATACACTTCAACTAAGGTTGTAGCATCGTTGAAACCAAAGTCCATTCCTCTTCCTAATAGTTTACAATCTCTTGGAACTTCATCTATCATATTCCATTTGTTGAATACAAGAGTTGTGGGGATACCTCTTTCTCCAAGTGAATAGATACGGTAGTAATTTTCGTCTGTCTCTTTAAGACGCTCTATCTCGTCTATAAGTGATTGCGGTATGAAGGGGTTATCTCTCCAAGTTGTTTTGAAGTAATAACAATCTTCTCTTTGTTCCAAGTCATAAACCCAACAGGTTATTTCTGATGGGTTCAAATCCACTGTGACCATGCCTTCTGTTCTCATTATGAGTTGTCTCCAATCTTCCAATGATAATTCGTTGGCTTCGTTACAGTATAGGTAATCTCTCTTTGAACCTCTTAACTTCTGTGGTTCATCACAACTACCCCAATTGATAACACTACCGTTGGGGAGTTCATACCATCCTTCCTGTTTGTGCCATTTGGATGGGTCATATATTTCAAACATCTCAAGGACATCAACAAGGTCTTTAAGGACAGAGTTCTTGAGTGATGGTAATGTCTTTCTAAAGATGGATAATGTTTTGTTTTGTTCTTGTAATAGTTTTTGTATCCACCATATCAAGATGTTTGTTGTCTTTCCACTTCTTGAACCTCCTTGTGCTACCACAAGTTTCTTTCCCTGTTCTTCTGCTTTAAGAAGATGTTGAAATACAACCGTTGTTTTTACTTTACTCATTAACGAATTTGTCCTTTGAGTTTACAATTTCAATTGTGATTGATTTATCTTGTCCAACCTTATCACCTTTTGTGGTTACATCTACTTGTTTCTCATCCTTCCAATTGTCTCTGAATTTGTTCTTAACAATCTGTAACCATAATCTTTGGTTGAACTTATTGGACTCACCTCTTTCAACAGCTTCGTGTGCTTTTGAATACCACCATTGTTCACAAAGTTTGTTATACTCATTGAAGGCTTCAGAATATTTGGTATTTCGTTTTAATAGTTCGTAATGACCCTCCCAACTGATACCAAGTTTGATTAAGAAATCGGTAATATGTTTACCTTCTCTTCCTGATTCAACAATGATTTCATACCACTGTGGAGGCATGGTTAATTCTAATCTTGGTCTTCCTCTGCCTCTTTTTTCTTCTTGTTCCATTATCTTTTTATTTTGGTTTTATATTGTGTTACTGATTGTATGATTCCAACCAATTCTTGTCTCTCTGGTTGACCTTTAGAGTTCGGGTAGATGGAATTATACACCTGATACATTTCCATCCATAAATCGTCTGTAATTGACTCAAATGGCATGTTCTCAATCCTTGACCATACATCAACAGCTAGTTGAACATAGTGTGGATTACCCAATTGATTTATTATTTTTTTCTTACCGCAGTTACAACCCATCGTCAAATTTTTTATTATCTTTTATTTCGTTGAATATCCTTAATAGTTTATAGAATATTTCAGCTCGTTCATATGATTCAGATTGGATTGCGAACCTATGTTCCAATTCAAACCTGAACATTATTTCATTCATTGTGAAATCAAAGATGCTTTCGTTTTCATCGTTGACCCATCTCTCGTAATAGAACTTAGCTAAGCCAACAATAACATCTTCTCTACCTTGTTCATCAAGTTTGAAGTATTGTGTTATATGTAAATTCCAATCTACCATAATAATAAATATAAGATTAATATAATTAAATGTAAGTTTAATCAGATTAAATAAAATAAAAAACCTCTATAATAAAAATTATAGAGGTGTGAATAAGGGAAAAAAATAAACAGATAAGAATATGACGACAACGATGACGAAAACCCCTTACTCAACTTTGGCTCTGGATTTCTTATTAACCATATCACTTACTTGTAATTCTAATTGTTGAATTGTCTTTTGTTGCTCTTCAACTTTTGTAATTAGAATACCAATCTCATCTCTGAGTTTGTCTATGATTGTTTCATAGATAGCAATCTGTGATTGAATGTTTAAGAGTGACTTTGATACAAGGTCAGCCTTATCTTTCTTCATACCGTAATAAAAACCGAATAGGGCTGTTAAAGACGAGATGATTGTGGTTAGTAACATATTATCCATATGAATAAATATAGTTATTTTTTGTTAATTAAAAAAGGGGTGATACGAATACCACCCCGTAAGACAAATAATGGGAGTCACAAAATTGTCTTACTTTGTATTGTTGAAAGCAGTATAGATTTGTTCTATCTCTAAATAGGTTAGTCCATCGCAGTAAGGACCGATTTTATTATCGTATTCATACTCTTGAATTCTTTCTGCTTCTTCTTTTAAGTCCTTGAACTTCCAAGTATCGTTTGGTTCATTTTTGAAGAGTAAGTTATACTCTTGTTCTGTTAATTTAATTTCTTCTGTTGCCATATTCTTTTTTTTTAATCTTTTGGGAATCCTAATGTTATTAATTCGTCTTTTGGTTTTTTATCATCTAATCTACTTAGAACATCGGTGTGATGATATTCTTGATTTAGGTCGTGATACATAATCCTTGTTTCCATTGCCATCTTGGAATACTTACCCCAATTCCAATCGGTTGTAAATAAACCGTGATACTTCGTTGGTATGGTGCTCAAGTCCATATTTTTTACTTTATTGAAATTGACTGGTAAGTCATCAATAAATTGTTGAGTGTAGGTTTGTTGATAGACATTCATAATTTTTAATTTAATAGTGATTCTAAATCTTCTTTCTTTGAAGTTTTTATAAGTTTAACAAATTCTTCTTTGGATTCCAAACTTGTATTCAATAATTGATAAATTAAATCTGTCTGATTATTGGTGAATCCAAACTCGTTTATCTTCTGCCAGACAACTGCGTTGGTCATTTCAAATAATCTTTTTTCCTTCTTAACAGGTTTCTTTATTTCTTCTGGTATTCCTGTATCAATCTGTTCTTTCATCCACTTTGATAATTGTTTTATAAACTTACCATTTTCCTTCTTTTCTTCATTTCTGATATAAACCTTCGCCATCTTAATTAGATTTGATTTTTGAGGTTGTGAGATACTATTCCATAGATTTATCTCATCAATCCCTATTGCTCTTTTTCTTTCAGGAAAAGTTTGTTCCAAAGTTTCTAATCCTTTACTAACAACCGAATCGTCCTCAGACGATTTAGGTTGTTCAATTCCAGATAATAATATATCTTCAGATATATTATTATTATAGTTAGAGTTATAGTTAGGGTTGTTTGGATTACCAGATAAATCCATTGGATTATTTTGGATTACCTTCTTTGGTCTTCCAGCGTTCTTTGAATTATTCTTATTTCGTTCAACGATGTTTTCATAAGTTTCTTTATTCCTTTCAAGGTCAGGAAGAATTACTTTCCACATACCTTTATGAAAAGGGTTTTCAATTATAACCTCTTTTCCATTATTCCAGTCGTTGATGTGTTTGATGAGAGCACCAACATCTTCATTTGGTAACTCACATAGTGCCTCAAGGGTTTCTGCGTAAATCATTACATTTAGTTTTTTCATAGTTTATCTGTTGTTTTATAATAAATATATTAAAAATCAAAATAAATCCAAATATTATTGATTTTATTGAAAATAATAAGTATTTATTGTTATGATGAAAGAATACTTAAATAGACGCATATGGGATAAGGACAATGGTCTATCCTATTTTTGTTCTGTATGTGGACAATACAAACCTGAAAAAGATTTTTATAAATCTAAAAGAAACAAGTGGGGAGTTGAAACGAGATGTAAAATACATTTCACTTCAAGGGATAAAGACGACGAAAGAAATGATAGTCACTTAAAGTTTACAAGATTAACAGAAACAGATTTTGTTCAAGCTCGTAACCTCCTCCAACTACTCGGATATGATACCTCACAAGATATTAATAAACAATTCAAATTAAAACACAAAATCAAATGACGAAAAAAACAACCTTCACAGATTTACAATTAGATATTGTAAAGTATGTAAAAGAGAACGGGGCTAAAGATGTTCCTGTTTCAGCAGCAGTAATGAACCAAAATAAAAACTTTTATGAGAGAGTAAGAATGCTTGAACATAATGGTTTAATCACAGTAAAAAGATTTGATGGTTACGCATCACAACTTACCATTACAGAACTTGGAAGAGAAGTTATCAAATGTTGTAACATCAAAGATGAATTCCCTGGCATCGTTTCAAGTTTAATGGAAGAAGATAGTGATGAACAATTCTTGAAATCTTTGGTAAGAAGCTCTACTATTAGTGAGTCCTTAAAAAATAAGATTTGTCTCCTATTGAGCTAATCCCTATTCATCGTATGAAATACCTTTCTATTTAATTATAGAAGGGTATTTTTTTATTATGAAAGATATAGGAGAACAACAAGAATGGGTTTATCAGTCCACCCAATGGGTTCTTACCCGCATGGGGTATGATGTAACCAAAGATGTGAACGAACAGTTCCTGAGGAAATTCCATAAGGAATTGGTGGAAAACCCTGCTCCAAAACGACTAGCACCTGGTCGCAAAAAAAAAACCAAAAAAATATAATTAATTTTTGGTGGTATGAAAAATAGTCGTATCTTCGTGTTTCATTATTAAAAACACGATATGATACAGACGATTAAATCTTCAGACAAGTATTACGAATTCAAGGATTATGGATGTGGTGTTGAATCAATTTCTAACTGTGCTTACAGGTCATTAGAGGTATCAAATTTGACCAATCTTAGTATTGATTGGGGAATGGTATTTGTGAATAAAAACATCATTAAAAACCCACTCCAATTAATTGATGAAGGATTTGATTTTCATAACTATTACAGAATGTATACTTACCACTGTTGGAATTTCAATAATGAAAACATATTTGATTCTCAATTTCAAGTTGATGAGATATCTAAAATGGACGGAGTAAGATTTACCTATAACCAATCTTTTGTTGGTTCAAGTGCTGTTGTTTTTGATATTGAACACTTGGGAAAGATTATACCCAACACCAAAGAAAGACAAAAGATGTTTCGTAAAGAAATCCGTAACTACATTTACAAAGGTTCAAAAACAGGTGCTGATTTCATTTATTTAAGTGGTTGTTGTTGGGACGATAGAGCTGGTATGTTTATACCTAATAACAAAGACTGGAATGAAGAGATTGATATAGTAGAAAGAAAAATAAATAAATACAAAAAAAGTTTGGCAGTATAAATCATTTGATATACCTTCGTTTAACAATTAAAAAATAATAACACTATGAACGCAACAGCAGGAATTTTTACAGTAAAAACAGACAAACAACTTATCAAAGAACACAGCTTAGCAACCAACTCACAAAGCGGTATTGATGAGGTATTAAACAATTTGAATTCATTAAT